CCGTAATATATCGGTCCAGAATCGATTCCAATATAATCGATCAGATCTGTCATCGCTTCGTAGAATTTCGCCGTATGATACTTAGTACCTATTCCAGTATTATCTTGACCGTCCTCTATCGCCTCCCCAAATATCTCCTTAATCACCCCGTGTTTTATCAGATCGACCTGAAGATGCTCTGGAATCCCATCAGGTTCATCAATCCCGGCAACCATCGCAACAGGTTTTCTATAATAATGAATACCTAGTACTTTAGCGGTTGCGGGGATTCCCTGATAATAGAGATTTAATCCTTTTACACAGACAATATATACATCCCCAGTTTCCGCCAAAGTAAGATTACTGATCTGATTCATGAATCTATTAAAGGAATAATAATCTCCGCCTTTCGGATGCGATATAACATATCCAGAAGAATCGAGAACTTTGAATAATTTCCTCTGATAATCTGTCGGAAGCGCGACATAAGCTAGAGTCGTAGTGGATATGGGCAGATATTTATACAGATCAGGAAGCGGAGGAGATACCTGTTTATCTGGCATACGAATCCCAGCTGCGATCCTATTAACCATCGTATTGATCTTACCCCTCAGAATTTCATTCGTATACGTAGTACGATCCTGAAGGATCTCCTGAATAGAGTTTATGAGATCAGTCAAATTAGCCACAATATTCTCCTAAAATTATTCCCTCCCACCAGGTGGGAGGGAACGATTCATGGTTATGCTTCGCTCGCGGTCTGTTCGACGTAAGCAGATTCGTCGAATTCGATCTCGATGGTAACAGTTGCCGCGCCACCCAGGAAGGTGGCATCATCGATGATCTTAATTACCTTATTTGCCGCCGTGGCAGAATCCGGATCAAAGATAAGATCCTTGTTAGTCGCATCCGGTACGCCCGCGAGTATCACCCCAGCTGCGATATTACCGGCAGGTACTGTGACTAAATTGACCGTTGTGGCTCCCCGACTGACAGTCAAAGTTCCGGTAGCATCCATCTGGAGATCAGATACCACCTTGACGCCCTTAACGATCCCTCTATACGGAGCGGGAACGTAGGCAATTTCACTTCCCGCACCTGTGAGTTCTCTTACAACTGTAATCTTCTTCATGTTATTCTCCTTTAAATAGGTAAAATTAATTTACCAAATGTTATGACGTTAACTGAATAACGAACGGATAATCTGCATTCGTCACAGTATCCTTTCCACCAAGTTTATTACCACTCGCCAGAAGAGGATTACATACTATTCCACCAGCTCCACCCGCCAAAGCTACAGTTGCTCCGGAAACAAGATTATTCCCAACGACCCTAAATAACGAGGATTCATCGTTGATGGTCAATGCTGTGGCATAGATGTTATTTTTCTTTATGATACTTCCAGTGCATCCGTTACCTGCGGCAACATGGATTCCTTCGGTCGCATAAATATCGCTGTTCTTAATCTCGATTTCATGTCCGACAGTTCCGAGGATCTTCAAACCTTCGGCAAATATCCCACCTCCGATATTATACTGAATCTTCAATCCATCGACGATGACACAGGCCGTATCAGTCATCTGAATGGCTATCGTAGATCCACCCAAAGCCGGAGTCATGTGTCCGCCAAGGAACTGAAGACCATGACTAACTGCTGGGATGACGAAGAGGGGTGTAGCGGCATCTGCCTGAAACCCCATATTGATAAATCGGCAACCTACCTTTGCCAAAGCAATGATATGATGACCAATAACTCTCGGAAATGGATAAAGATCAGATCCACAACCGATAATGTCGCATTTTTCAGGAAGAACAGTCAGGTCTTCCTTGATCCCATCTCCGCACACGTATATACGGTTCCTTCGAGCCCACCATCTGTTCGTCGAAGATCCGATACTCGCATTACTGGTTGTAATCGCTTCTGCGATAGTATCATACGGATGATCAGGCGAACCGTCTCCGGATGCAGCGACATTAAGGTCTACATAATAGGTACCCGCCTTCGGTCCCTGATACTCTGTGGCTAACAGAAAATCAGAGATAGGTCGAGTAGCTTTGTTTCCACCTACCGTTACGACTCTTTCCATTTTAGTTCTCCTTTGGTCGACATGACGTTGTGTCAGACCCGTTAATGGTTCCCTCCCCTATACGGGGAGGGTACTTTATCTTACATTTGGCCTCGCTATATATCCAAACACCCATTACACCGGTTCGGTCAGATTCTTATGGAGGACATGCATCTTCCGATTCTTGCAGTACAGATTTCCTCTCCAACGGGTATCGGCGGTGATCGTATCAGGCTGACCTAACTGGGTCTTTGCCACCCATACCGGTGTAGTGAACTGGTAATCTTTGTGACTCCTCAGTTCGAGGAAATTCAGGTTAAGTGCATAAAGATCTCCCGCCGCAACATAACTGTCTCCTACGATAGGCGCTCCCTTATGGACGATATTCCGCCATCCGGCTTCGACCATCGAAGTATCAGTATATCTCTGTTGAGGATGGAGGGATCTCTCGTAACCGTCACGGAGTGTAGGTGTAGTTACGCAGAAATTCGGAAGCATCTCATCCGAATCGCCCATATTCGGTTGACGGAAAATTAACTGCATCGTCTCGAAACAGATCTCTGCAGCTGCGATGATGACGTTGGCCTTCCAATCCGCTACGATAGATTCCGCAATAGAGCCGTATTCGAGGGCCGTATTGAGATACTGGAACAGATCACCCAATCCGAGGATTCTGGTACTGTCTGCAGATGCAGCGATCAGATCTTCCGCCATCTGGATCCGGGCGGCTTTGATGATGCTCTTCATATACTGCTTTGTAAGGGATATGATGGCCTCATCTCCGGTATTCTGGGTAAGATCATCTAGATTCAGAGTATTCGAACCATATACACCCGCCCATCTGAAACGGGCCGCATCGATGATGTCCTTCTTGGACTGATTGATGACGGTATTAGCTCCGTATCCTCCTCTATTAGAGGTATTGTACTCCAACGGAACTTTAACCATAAGACCGCCGTCTACGATCTCATGAGGTTTTACTTCCCAGTTATCTCTGGCCGTTGCATTACCCATCAGTTTCCAGGCTAATGCTGACGATTTATTGACGATATCCACCGGTTCAGTATTTAACCAGTAATAATCGGTTGTTGCATTGAGTTGATTAATTAAACCCATGATAATCTCCTTAAAATGTGGTTAGACCTATCATGCCGAAGTATTGAGATTCTGCAAGACATTAGCCATACCGGCATCAAGATCTTTACCTGTTACTTTCGCTGGTTTAGACACTTGCTGACCAGGTCCTTGCCCTTTAGTTATGACCTTTCCAGCTTCTCCTTTTCCCTTATTGAGATCGATTAATCTCTTATATTCGGCATTTTCATCCGCCAATTTCTGATTTGCAATCTTGAGATCATCCCTCTGAATCTCTCTAAAGGCAGATAGAGGATCTGACATTCCGGTCCTATCCTTTGCAATATATTCCCGGATTCTTGTCTGCATTTCCGGCGTATTGAATTCGGGATTTTCACGATAAAAATCGTCCTGAGCCTTCTTAGCGTCGCGTTCGGTCAATTCGGTCCTGAACAGGGTACTCGCTTCGGCCAGAGTCTTCTCTGAGGCCTCTGCAGCTGTTATCCTATTAGACTTAGACATCAGTGAGGCCAATGAGGTCTGATAAGTAGGAGCTAGAGGATCTAGATCTTGGATCTGTTTCTCTATAGATGCTCGTTCCGCTTCATAATCGACTTTGGTCCCCGCCCCAGCTGATTTACCCGCTTCTTTATTCAAATTTTCCTTCAAAAGAGAAGCTAAGGTTTCAGTCTGACCTTTAAGACCCTCATGTTCCTTTCGAATCTTACCGAGTTCATTCCCTTGACTATCGTATAATCCCTTAAGTTCCGAATTTCCCTTAATAAGTTCAGTAACTGATTTATACGTAGTTCCCGGAATAAATCCGTTTTCATCGAATTCGATCTTATTAGGATCTACCGTCGCTGCCGCTGCCGCTGCCGCTGCTCCGGTACCTCTGTCTCCCGCTCCGCCTTTATTGCTATCTACCATCTCACATCTCCTTCTTCGGACTGGTGAAATTTAGGTTGTCCCTTAAAGGCCTATAGCCAGTTTATCCGATATATGGCACGCTAAGCGTGTTATCCATCAACCTATACAGGCAAGATGATGATCTTTTAAATATCGATTCATCTCTTGTCTGGTCTGTACCGGTCGTTCTCCCGGTCTCTGAAATACCTTCGAAGCCGAAGGAAGCCATGGAATATCCGCATCTCTTAATACAGATCCACCAGATATGATCCTCTTAGCCTTCTTTCCGCATTCACATACTATAAAACGCCTTACCTCAGAAATCTTAAATACCCGAGGAGTTATCTTTCCGCACTTACACTCAAAATCATACGTAGGCATATCACGCTCCAGATTGCACGTTGGAAGACGGAGGTGTCAGAGATTTTGGTTGAACGGGCTGATGTCCCTGTGCCACTGTCTTCGGTTTTTCTCCCTGAAATTGGGCCTGTTCGAGGTACTGTTTCAATACGATAGCATACTGTTCCGGTAATCCAGAATCGATAAGCACCGTCAGTGCTTGATCTAACTGAGATTCTGCGGTCCTCTCTATCTCTTCCTTATATCCAGGCCAATTAAGAGCCTGCAATAATCCTTTCTGACCGATCGCCT